GTGGTGGTGTTGCCGCCCCCTTCGCCCCGTGGGTTGAACTTCAGCGGCTTGGGTTCTTCAATGAACCGCAGCGCGCCGGGGCCGGTGGTGGCGGGCACTGCAGGTAGCCCACCAGGCAGGCCCAGGCGAGCAGCTGGCGGCCCGCCTTCTGGCCCGCCCGACAAAAAGCGCCACACGCTGCCCAACAAGCCAAGCACCGGCACGTAGCTGGCAATCTGAATGATCTTGCCCAGGATGCCCCCCAGCACTTCGCCCACCAGCTGGCCCGCGCTGGCGAACCCGTCCAGCGCTTGCTGGGTGGACTGCACGGGGGCGATCAGCGCCGTGAACCACTGCCAGGCCTGGCCCAGCCAGTCCAGCAGCATGCCGCCAAACCGCAGCAGCGGCCCCATCTGCGACAGCACCGGCGCCAGGCCGCTGGCCAGGCCGTCCCACATGCCACCCAGGAACGCCTTGATAGGACCCCAGTATTTGTAGATCAGCAATGCCGCTGCAGCGATTGCTGCAACGATGGCAATCACCGGCGCACCGGCCGCCAGCATGGCCATCAGGCCACCGCGCACGAACACCAGGGCGGCCTGCCCTGCGATCCGCAGCCCAGTGGCCAGCGGCCCCGCAGCCACCAGTCCGAAGCGCGCAAAGATGAACCGCAACAGCATCACCTTGCCCGACACCAGCGCCAGCGGCACCAGCAAGAAGCCCAGGCCCGCTATCAGGGCAGACACCGCCACCACGCCCCCCAGCAACCAGCCCACCAGCGTGGAATGCTCTTGCACGAATCGCGTGAAGCGCTCCACCAGCGGGTTTACCACCTTGAGCAGCTTGAGCAGTGCAGGGGCCAGGGCCTCACCCACAGTTGCGCTCAGGTTGAACGCGCGATTCTTCGCCATTTGCCACTGCGCGGACAGTGCCGCGTTTCGCGCAGCCGCTTCGCGTGCCATGGAGCCCGCAGCGCCTGCACCGTTGGCCAAATCCCGCTGTCGTGCCAGTTCCTCGGGCTTGTCCACCAGCTTGGCCAGCGTGTCGGAATGTTCCAGGCCCACCAGCTCCACCATCACGCCGATGCGCTGGTCGGCGGGCAGCTTGCCGATGGACGCAATGATCTTTGTCAGCATGGCCATGGCGTCGGTGCTCATGCCCTTTTGCACTTCCTCCGTGCTCAGGCCCAGCTCTGCCATGGCGGCCTTGAACTTCTTGGTTCCCTTGGTGGCGGCTGCGAACTTCTGCACGATGGCATTCGACGCTGTGCTGGCCGTTTCGGCCCGCTCGCCCAGCGTCAGCAGGGTGGACCCCAGGGCGGCGGCGTCCTGCGCCTTCATGGCCACGGTGGACACCACACCGCTGGTGCGGTTCAGGAAGTCGATGATGTCCGCGCCCTTGCTGATGGCGTTGTCATCGAGGTAATTGATGGAGTCCGCCAGGCCCCGAATCTGTGTCAGCGGAATCTTGAAGTTCTTGGCCACCTTGCCCATGGACTCGGTGACCTGATCGGGCACCGCGTCGAAAGCGGTGGCCATTTCGCTGGCTAACAGGGTGAACTCTTTCAGCTCGCTGGTGGGCACTTCCATGCGCGCGGCGGCCGTCATCATCTTGGTGATTTCGGTGGTAGCGATAGGAATCTGCCCACTGAGCGCGCGCACATCGCGCTCGGCCTGGCGGTACACCTCGGTCAGCTGGCCCATTTCATTGCGCGCGCCTGGCACCTGGCGGGCAATGCCCAGCATGGCATCTTCGTGCTGGGAGTAGTTGCCCACAGGCCCCATGCCGATCTGCACACCACGGCGTCCAGCTGCCTGCATGGCTATGCCGGCGCCAGCGGCCATGCCGGTGTGCAACATGGCCTTGGCGTGCTTGTCCCGCAGGTCTTGCAGGTGCCGCTGCTGGGTGGCCAGCCGCTGCAGCTCGGTGCGCTGCTTGCCCATGGCGGCCGTGACGCTGTCAATGTCGGTTTTCAGGCGGGCCTGGGCGGCGCTCAGGTTGCCGGTGATGCCCATGCCGTTGAGCGCGGACCGCGCTTTGACGGCCGCCGCCTTCTGCAGCTCCAGGGCCTCGGCCAGCTTGCGCACTCCGTTTTCCTCGCGCTTGAGCTGCGCGGCCGTGGCGGTGCCGCTGGCGCGCATGCCTTCGAGCAACGCCTGTTTCACCTTGAGGGTGTTGTTCAGGCGGGCCAGCTCCGCCGCCTGCTTTTGCACATTGGCCACGGCGCCTTGCTGGTCGTTCAGTTCCTTGAGGCGGTCGCGGGCGGCCTTGATGGCGCGGGCGGTTTCCCCGCTGGCGCCGCTGATGCGCTTCATGGGCGCCAGCACGCGCTCGGCCATGTCCAGCACCACGCGCAGGCGCAGCTGGTCAGCCATAGCGCACCCCACGGGCGCCAGGGGCGCACAGGGTCAGTGGGTGGGGGCGGTTTCGGCCAGCAGCGCTTCGGCTTCGGCCAGCTCGGCAGCACGCTGCGGCGCCAGCATGGCGTCGCGGTGCAGTATCCAGACGTACACCGGCAGCAGCAAAAGCCACAGGCCAGACACCACCAGTGCGGCGATCAGGGTGTACTTCAAAGCGGTGAGCATGATTCATTCTTGCACATCCAAAGGCGCAGGGGTGGCGGGGTCATTCTTGGCGCTCGTAACGCTCGCGCGCCCGCTCTCGCCAGTCCATCAGCTCGGCCACGCTCATGGGGTCCATGTCGGCGGGCCGCCAATGAAACACCAGGGCCAGGTCGGCCATGGCGTCCTCTACGTGGCTTGGAAGCCCTCCCGCTGCGCTTTCGGTACCAAAAAACTGACCACCTCCGAACCCAGGCTCACAAGGTCGGCGGGGTCCATGGCGTCCACTTCCTGGCGCAGCAGGGGCGGTTCTGTCACGCGGGGCAGCAGGGTTTGCAGTGCCGTCACATTCATCTGCAGTACCTCCACCAGCGACAGGCCGCGCAGGGCGCCTGCGTTGGGCTTGCGCACCTGCACATGCGTGATGGTCTGGCCGCCGCGCTGGATGGGCGTGTCCAGCGGAATGCCCACGGGGATGCCTGGCGCCGTGATGCTGGCAGCGGTGGCAGCGGTGGTGTTGGTCGTGTTTTCCATTTCTTTGGTTCCTTTGTGCTTTTGTTGAATCAGTTGTGAGTCTTGATGGGGGTGCCAACGCCGATGCGAAACATGGGTTCTGCGCCAGTCATGTCTGCCCGCAGTCCCATGAACCAATGGCCCACGGATATGGCCAGCTCGCCCGGTGCCCACTTCGCGGCAACCATGGGGCCTTCGCCGTCCACGTCGCCCACCCAATAGGGGATGCCGTACATCTCCCCGTGGTGGGTGAAGCCGATTTCAAGGGCCTGCGCTTTTGGCATGTAGCCCAGTAGCTTGAAAAGCAGCTGCATGGGTCAGACGCCCAGGGCGGCGCGCACTTCGGCCAGGCGGTCCACGCCGTTGACCATTTCGACCATGTTCACGGCGTCGATTTCGATCAGCGTTTCGCCGTTGATCGACAGCTTGTAGTAGCTCAGGGCGGCCTTGTACTTGATGGCGGTAGCTTCGCCCGCCTTGGCGCTGCCAGGGTCGATTTCAGAGAACCGGCCGCGCATCACCACTTCCATGGCGTCCACGCTTTCGCTGTCGTCGCTCTGCAGTGCGCCCGCAAAGCGCAGCAGCACGCCATCGTGGCGCAGCGTGCCCCAGCTGGTGAACAGCTCTTTCATGTACCCGGCGGCGGTCAGCTCGGCTTCCAGGCCCTCCATGCCGTAGTCAGTCTTTACCGGGGCGTTCATGCCGCCGCTGCGGTAATCCTCCATCTTGCGCGTGAGCTTTGGCAGGCTCACTTCGGGCATTTCGCCCGCGTAGCTGGTGCCATCCACAAAGGTGGCAAAGTTCTTGATCTTGCGGGGCAGTCCCATGGTGTTCTCCTGTGGTCAATCGGTCGGGGTGGCGGGGCCTTATTCGCCGGTGCCCACGCGCAGGGCGAAGTCGGCGTAGTAGCGGTCGGTGATGCGCTGCTGAAACGTGAGGTCTTCCAGCGGGGGCACGGGCGTGTAGTCGTAGTCCAGCGTCAATTTGCCGTTCTTGAGCGTGGCCGACACGTTCACCTCCTCGTCGTACCAGGCCTGGCCGTTCAGGATGTAGCCCAGGTTTTTCAGCTCGCGGAATTTGGCGTTGATGCCTTCCAGAATGTCTTTCACCAGGCTGGGGTGCAGCGGCTTGTCCACCGCCCAGAAGTGGCCCTCGGCCATGGTGTCGGCCAGGATTTGCGCGGTGCGCGTGGCGCTCTCGAACGCGAACAGCTCGTCGGTGGCGCAGGTGCGCGAACCCCAGAAGCGGAAGCCCTGATTGCGAATCAGCGTGGTGATGCCGGCCGCGTTCAGCAGGCCCGCGTCGGTGTCGGGGTTCTGCAAGTCCCAAAACACATCCTTGTCGATGCCCAGCACGCCATTCATGGGCACGTTGGAAAGCGTCTTGTGCCAGCCCTGCTCGGCGTCGATCTTGGCGCGCAGGCCCATGGCGTAGGCCACGGGCGAAGCGTCCACCACCACGCCCGTGCCAGGCGTGGCCACCTTCACGCGCGGCCAGATCACCATCAGCTCGCGGGCGTCGAAGTTCTGGCGGTAGTCCATCACCTCCGACACGTCATCGCCGTGGCCCTCGGCGTACACGAACGCGCGCAGCTTCTGCGCCACGGCCACCAGGGCGGTGGTCACAGCCTGGGTGTCCAGGCCTGGCGCGCCCAGGATGCGCGGCTGGACGCCCAGCTTGGCCTTGGCGGCCAACAGGGCCTGCATGCCGGTGTACTGCGAGCCCACGGCCGTGCCGATCACCTTGCCGTTCTGGTCGGTCAGCTTGGCGGCAGCGTCGGCGCCTTCGCCATCGGCCACGCGCACCACCACCACGATGGGGCGGGCTTGGTCGCGGATGGCGGTCAGCGCGCCGGACAGGGTGCCCAGCGAGCCGGCCTTGGCAATGGCGGCGTCCACCTTGGTAACCAGCACCGGGGTGTTGAGCGGGAACGCGGTGGCGTCCGCGTCGCTGGCCGTGCAGATCAGGCCCAGCACGGCCGTGGAAATGATGCGGATGTTGCGCTGGCCTTCGTTGATTTCGACAACGCGCACGCCGTGGTGGTAGTTTGCTTGTGTAGCCATGGGGTTCTCCTTTGGATGGTTGGGTCTGGTGTGGTCAGTTGCGAAGGTCGCGGGGTTGCTGCAGGCGCCGCTTTTCCGATTCGTAGGCGCGGGCGCAGTGGTTCGGGTCGAAGAAGAACAGCGCGTCGATAGCGGCGGCGGTCCACCCCCACCAGCGGTGCCCCTTGGCGCGCATGCGGTGCGCGCGGCTCGATAGGGTTTCGTCGGGCGCACCCGCCAGCAGCACGTTGCCCAGCTGGTCCACGGCAATGGCCAGGTTCAGCAGCCAGGCTTTCATGCGGCGGCCTCCGATGGCACGGCGCCCAGGATTTCGTCGGCGCGGTCGGCGGCCAGGATGCCTGCCAGCTCCAGCGCTTGCACGCCGGCGGCCGTGGCCGGATCGTCCAGGCTCACGACCGTGGCCAGCGTGAACCGGCGCATCCAGGCATCCATGGCAGTGCTGGCGCGTGCGGCGGCCGTCATGGCCTCCCACTCGGCAGGCGTGAAGCGCCGGATGAACTGCTCGTGCGTGAGCAGGCGCGGTGCGGGCACGGGA